CTCAGTTTTCAACAGTGCTCTAACGGCTTTCGGGTTTTTCGCTTTCGCTTTCAAAAGCGCTCCCTCAACCGCGTGATCGAATTTCAGATCACTTACTTGCTTTTCGCCGTCCGTGCGAATTTTACCAATTTGTTCTTTCGCATCAATTCCGGCTTGTTCTGCTTTCAGCTTCCATTCATCAGCGCTTTTCTTCACGCTTTCGACATCCATGTTTTTGAAGCCGTCAATCGTTACGCCTGCTTCTTTTACTTGAACCTTCAGGCCGTCGATCTCTACTTTCGCAGCTTCAGCGTCCACTTTTGCCGTTTCGTTTGTGGCTTTCAGCTTCTCAATGTCCTTGCCGTGCAATACAATAATTTTCTTCTGCACAGCTTCGTCTTCAATGCCCAACTTTTTTAGATCGTCCTTATTCATAATATCTGCTCCTTTACACCTAAGTTTTGTCGAGACAGCCTCTCCGCTGCCAGGGTTTCCGATCCATAAGCCGTCGGTTCGGCTCCAGCCTTTTACGTTTGCTGATAACGAAAAACGCCACACTTCGATTTCTCGAAAGCGTGACGCTTAGTCCCACTTTTATTTTGCGCCCTGCTCGAAAGCATGACGCTGTCAAAATATTATACCATTAATTTATTACTTATTCTTTATCTTCATATCATACCACGAAATAAATTGCTTGCAAAGAGAATACATTAACTCAAGAAACGCCAGAAACTCTTTACTCATATCTTTTTCACCCGTTTCACTCTTCCGCCTTCCCGGATATATTGTCTATCAAGGTCTGTTTGTTTAATGAAATCTCGCATGACCGCCTGGAGGCTTTTTATATCACTGATCTCCTGGGTATTATCCTGCCCAGCTGCAGCAAGCGCACTAGCTTCCCGCTTCACTTTCCGGATCTCTCTCTCGATCGCGCGTTGTTTTTGAGTGGCTTCGTAAAAACTGATCTCTTCTCCGTTATAAGTCACTGTTTCGTCTGCATAGCTTTCGAGGATCGCTTTAGTGTATTCGTTTTTGCTGATGCCGTCAAAGAACGGGAAAAAAGAATGCCTGCAGTTAATCCCATGTAAACCCGTTTTAGTCCCAAACCCAGTTACTTTATAAAAATCAGGGTACTTGGTTCCCGTCCTAGAGAATATCCTACCCTGCCACATTTCGTGGTTTTCAGGGACGTCTCCTTTGTTACGCGCTCCAATATGAGCGGAAGTCTGGAGTAGATCGCACCCCATCTCAATCGCACGCTCCATGCTCAGATTGCCCGCTGTTTGGCCAACTCCGGTTAGAACGGCTCTACGCATTGATACATCAAGCTGATCGCGCCTTCCGCTTGCGAAGTTTATTACTTTCAGCCCTTCGCGTGCTGCTTCTTTGACTGATTGCCGGATAGCGGTATTGTAGTCGAATGCTCCCGTAACAATCTTCATATATGCTGAATCTGCAGCCTTTACGAAGAGTTCCTGTCCAGTCTCCGCAGTTGTCATCACCAAATTGTTTATAAGATTGCCGGTCTTTCGCAACCCAGCAGCTAATACATTCGTCATCGCCGGGGATAGGTTTAGCGGTAGTGGATTCAACCCCGCTTTTTTATAGATTAGATCGTCGAATTTAATTGCCTTCACGCCTGCCTGCTTAAATGCTTGATTTAAGTATTTCTCGGACATTGGCGTAAGTTGTTCTATTTTCTTTAGGATATCCTCATAAGTTGCACCTGATTCTATAGCTCTCTGCAGCTGCCATGCGGCCGTCGGGGTAACAAAATTCATCTTTGCCAGTCGTCTAGCGATATCACGAATTACAGACTTTTGAAACTCCTCATAGAGATTTACAATAGGCTCTGAAAGGACATCCAAATAGTCAGATGTGAGCATTTATTTCTTCTTCTTCTTCTTTATAAATATTTTTGTTGGTTTCAAAAATTGATATGCAGGGGATTCTCTTTTCTTCATAATTATCCTTATTTATAATTCATTTTTATAACGGGCACCTTAAATTCATCTATTTCCTCAAAATAAAATCCGGTTACTACAAACTCAGACCCCCGCGGCAAAAGAATTTCTGCCTCTGACATAAATTCGGCGAATTTATTAACAACAAAACCCGTCTGTCCTGAGGTAGTAGTTATTTCAAATAGCACAGGATAAGGATAAGAAGAATCTCCCTTCATTAGGAATTTTTTTCCTACCTGAAGTTTTGATGAGGTGCTACAATACCCCAAATCCATTAGTATATCTCCCCTCTTTATATTGTCTTTCATTACTTCGTTAAATAATGTTTCGTTAGTTATCCCTCTGTACAAAAGCATGTCTTCTGGAATAACATTTTTCTTAATCGCTCTATCTAAATTTAACACAACATCTTTAATGTTCCCTTCGACGGCAGGCGTAAGTAATGTATCTGATGGCAAGTCTTTTGTTCCCAAAATCTCCGCAAAAGGGTCTTCGTATTCAGGAAGATCAGAAGACACTTTTTTGTTTATTAAATCAGTTTTTTTTCGTAATACGTCGTTTATTTCTGCATAACCACCTTTAACATAAATATGAATAGCTTCTTTTTCCGTTTTATTCAGATCATAAGCAAAGGGATATAGTCCTGCTGCTTCTCTAGCGGCGCGTCCAGCCGCGTTAATTCCTTCGGCCGTCCATTGGCCGCCGGTTGGTACTCCTTCCGGGTCCCGGGGTTGGTTTGGGTTGTATCCCATTATTCTACCTCGTCCATAACTTTGTCTTTGAAGAGTGCTTGTTCTTTTTCCTTGTCTGCTTGCGCCTTCGCTATCATTTTCTTTGCGGTCTTTTCGTCTTCTTTCATATTACGCATTCTAAATTCTACTTTTCCCATAAGCCCTTGAGATACTAGACGAAGATCTTGCTGGAGTTGGGCATCCTTATCAACGATAACTGAGTCATCGAATTCGTAAGTTACTGTATAGCTGCCCGCCGGTGCTAGTTTATATAATGTGGCCCAAGCGTCCATCGCGTACAGTAGGTGATCCAGTGTGTTAGATAATTCTTTTTGAGTGTCTACTACGGTAGAGTAGGTCCGCTGTTTTGAAGCATTTATTTCCGTGGCGGTTTTGTCTACGTTCTGTGGATCGCTTAAAGTTCCATACGCCAGGCCAACTGTGAATTCAATGCGTTTCAATATCGCGTCCAAGCCTCTTAGTATATTCTCTTCTCGAATATCCGGGGTCCATTCGTGGAACAACTCTTCATCAGCTAGGCTGCCGCTTGCGTTGAGTGCCCGATATAAGCGCTTGATCGGCAGCACTGGCCGGTCGTTGTCATCCTTGTCGAATGCCATGAGATCCACATAAAGCGCACGCTGGCTGCTCTCGAATTCCCATAAGAAGTTAGACCATTGAATATCCGCGTTCTTAATAAGTTCATCAGCGCGTGAGTAACATGACACTCCTAGAGGGGAATTCACATCAATATTATTCGCAAGTGGATATCTAAAATAAGCAAACAAAGGTTTTTCAATACCCTTTAGGTGGGTCTCTGGCTGTAAGTCTGCCCAATCATCGACCACTTCTAGCGGCACCAGCTTACCCAGGGTGCCTTTAGAGCTGCTCTGGTATGCCGTATTTCTGACAACGTATTTATTTTCAGGTAGTGTTTCGTGATATTCCAACCGCGTGTAGAATTTTTTTCCGATAGTCCTCTGATCTACGAATACGCACGATTGCACTCCGCCACTAGGATCGAATTTTATCGGGAAGAACTGATCCGCTTGAATGAAGTCAACGTTAATATTTCCTTCTGACACGTATGGCTTAAGAGCAATCCCGCCTTTTGCAGCTCCATACTCTACAGTGGTGCGGATCTTTTCAATAACTTTCTCGAATTGTTCTTCGAGGTATTTCCCGCGCTTACTTTCTTCTTCAAACTTCGCTACCATCTCGATTGTTGTAATTCTAGAGATCTCTGAAGAGATTGTCGCTGCCAGGTTGAGTGAAATTACATCTGCATTCAGCCACTCCGCGTCGTTTTCGTACATGCGCGCCCATAGCCGGATAGCTGCAATCATTGGCTCACTCATTGATACATCAATGTGCAGCGCTTTTTTAATAGCAGTTTTGGTTATCATTTTATCCCATACTCCTTTTACCCAGCTAACA